AAGGTATTTTGACCCCTTCGCTTGCCCATTCTACTACTGAAGGATTGTTATCGCAGAACATCATAAAAGTAAGTTCCCAACTTGATCTATAGATTGGATCCGATGCCCCTCTATACTTTTCAGGGTTTTTAATTTGATATCTTCCTTTGGCAGTATTTCTCATTAAGGTAAAATATTTCTTCTAACATTATCGACAGGTGCCACTGCCTGTTTTGAACCTAAAAAACTTGATTTAAATCTATTAAAATTTAAAACTTCGGCTACGATTGTACTTAGTTCAGTTTCGTTTAATGTTTTCATTGATTCGATCAAGGACATAGGGTTATATTTTTCACGAGTCGCTTGAACCATTATAGTGAGTGCAATTACTTCTGCACTTTCTGTAGTAAAGTTTCTAGATTCTAAAAATCCTATCATAGCAGTTAATGTGTTTTGATTTAATTCAATCGGAACATCATTATAATATTGAAAACTTTTTAGTGTAGCGTCGCTAGAAGACCCTGATTTGTTAGGTGCTGGTAAATTATTATACATAATATGAAGTTGTTGTATCTTTGCCGTTGTTGTATACTCTACTCGGTTCTGTATTTAAATCAGGATTGCCTCCTACATTATAATAATTGTCAGGACTAGTTCCTAAATCTACATTTTCTGCAGATAATTGATTATTAGGATTTTCTGTTGCTGATGCATCAACAATTGCAATGTCAATCGTGCTGATATTTTGATTAACTATAACTAAATTTTGCTGCAATTTTGTAGGATCTGTATAACCTACTGCGTCAAGTTGACTGTATAATTCATCAACTGTATCTTGGTCGCCTTCAGATGTTGCTGATTGAATTTTTGGCATTATTTGATTTTTAATAATTGTATTTTCTGCAATTTGATTTTCGATTTCAACTGCAATACTCTGTTGTTGAGATTTTATAGCAGTCAACGATACTGAGTCAGTAGGTAACGCACTAGCCACAACTGGCTTATTCTGTGCTGGAATTATTTTTTTAATTACATTGCCTATACCGTTGCCTATACTCTTAATGCCGTTACTAATGTCGCCGGCAACTTTTCCTAATGTGCCGCCGAATTGACTTAGTCCGTTGTTTGCAAGACCTGCATTAGATACATTACTACCTCCCTGAGTGTTTTTAGGAATTGCTTTAGTTGGAGATTCTCCTGGCAATGAGGAGAGTGCTACTCCGGCAGGACTTGACCCGCCTAATGCTGCTGGTAATTTTCCAGTTCGAGCAACATCATTTAACATACCTAACCCTTCTGATAATATGCTAGATTTTGATACATTCTTAAGATTGCCTAATAGGTTTGTTGCGCCTCTTGCTGTTTTCAAAAGTCCGAAAGGACTTGCATCTCCGGCGCCGCCAAGCACTTCCCCTATACCCGGAATAACCCCACCAGGCCCAAATAGACTGTTATTTCCGCTACCGAATACACTTAACGGCCCTGGAACTGTATCATAGTGTATTTCTGCAAATCCTCCAGGATCACCTATTTTGACCTGCCCTGTAGCGTATATAACTGTTTCGTAAACTACTGACATTCTATTTTCCAAAAGTTTACTTTGTGTCTGATCCATTTTATCATGTTGCCAATCGCTAATTAATGGATTAATTAATTTATATGCCGTAAATTGTTTTCTATTAAGTTGATAAATTTCGATTGATGAAAAGAACGGTTTTGTTTGGCCGGCATTTAAACCATAAGAAGTTGTTTCACCTATAGAGTTATTGCTTTTTTTATATTTTGTGTCTCCGAAACTAGGAGGAGTAGTTAACCCATTAACATTCTGTCCGTCTTTGAAATAATAGTTAAAATATGCTTTCCATAGACTATTAGTTGTATTATTATGATCGTCATGAAATACTATAGACACTGGCTGATAATCTATTTTTGTTTGTATTTGTGTTTTACGATTATATTGATTTACAGTTTCGGTGTTAATCTTAAATTTAGGAAGGTCAATGTTTTTTACTAACAACCCAACGTCTTGCCCGTTTTTAACTTTGAATTCAGTTACTATTTGGTTACCGTTTGATTCAATATTAAAAATAACATAATACATGAATCCTTGTTTAGGAGCAAGGCGATAAAAGTCGTCAACGTACAATCGACTAGCGTGTGCGTAGTCTTTTAATTGTGTCGGTGAATCAAACACCTGCCCTAAAAAATTAGTAAATGCATTAGCCATATTATTATTTAGCCGTAAAAAAGCACCCCTAAGGGGTGCTTTTTATTAGCGTTAGTTATTAAACAGTGCCGGCGCCTGTTGCTAGAGAAGAAATAGTTCTTCCTATTGTGGCTCCTACGCCCAGTGGTGCTCCGCTTGCGCCAACTTGAATTGCGTTATCAAATTCGATAGTTAATGCAATTTCCATTGGTGCGCTTTCTGCATATGCTAATTCGTTGTAATTAACGTTTTGTAAATAACATCCGTAGCATTCCCATGTTTCTAAAACATTGGGTGCCCATCCGCCATCACCGTTACCGCCGTCTAACATTTCAATACGTGATAAGAACTTGTAGTCAGATCCAGAAGCAGCACTTGCTTGCTCGTAGAAATCAAACTGTTTCTGTAGTTGTTCACCAACAAGTTTAGTCACATTACCGCCAACATCATCACGCACAGTGATATTCATTGGTTGCCATGTGTGCTTGCCAGCGTATTTAATTTGACTGTTGTACACATGGATTATTTGGTTCTCAAACTGCACCGACGGGCGAGCCGCTGTTACCACCTGCTTTGTTAATTCAGTTGTAGGTTTAGTTACACCAAAGTTCTCTAATGTAACTCTGAAGCGATACTTCAGTTTAGGCATTAGTAAACCCTGACTTGTGCTACTTTGACCACCGCCAGGTAACGGTACTCCCATTCTGCTTAAACTTCCAATTGCCATATTATTGCTCCTTGTTCCTTATATTTACCAATTATAGTCCGGCTGCAATGTCGCCAGTATTTTTAATGCGCAATGGAATGTAAATAAATTCCACTGCCTTAACTGGTTCAATAGCAATGTCTAACCATAGTTCAGAACGGTCAACTCTTGTAGGTGTGTTGTTACTTTCGTCACATACTACCAAGAAGTCGTATAACGCTCTTTGTCCTACTAATTCTAATAGGAAACTTTCTGTTGCTTGTTTAATCTCGTTACGAGTAATTCTATCGTTAGGTTCAAACAAGAACGGCTTAACTAATAGGCTTAACTGTCTACGTAAATATGCTACTAAACGCACAACATTAATTCTATCTAATGCACTTGCATTTCTAGCACGAGTGTATTGACCAAAGTTAACTAGACCTGCGCCTGGAATAGTTGCAATCGGGTTAACTTTAACACTGGCCATTACATCACGTAAACTCTGTGGTAATGAAGTTGTCTTAAACTCGCCTGTTGTTCCGTCAATATAGCCTACTGCTGTTGCATTATCAATTCCGCCACGTCGTGTACCTGCTGGTGCAAACCATTGGAAACTCTTCTGATCGCTAATAGCAATAGTACGTAACATCATGTGGCTTGGAGGAACAACAATGTAGTTGCCTAAGTTGTCGTTTGCATAACCACTTGGATAGAACATAGCCATGTATTCGTCGTAACTTACTGCGCCATCTTCGTTGTTGTCAAATGCCAATGCAGTGTTATTACCCCAATTACTTAATGATGTACCGTTTGGTTCTAAGCGGAATGGTGTATCGCCAATAATAAACGCTGTCTGACCACGGTCAACGTTAAATGCAATCATGTTTTGAATTGCTTCTGGATAGCCAGGTGCTGCAATCAAGTTAAACACAACTGTATCTGTATCACGGATGCTTTGGCTTGTGTCAATTAGGACTTTTAGACCTGATACAACAAAACCACGCTGTGCGTGACGGCCAAAACTTCCTGCTCCGTCTTCCCGGTTAGGACTTACAGTAATCCAACGATCTGCAACATAAGGAGTAGTAGAACTACCACCGTCCATCTGTTCGTCATTGTAACGTGAATTCTTACCGTCAGTTGCATTAATGTTAATGTGATTAGCAACAAACTTTTTAACGTTAAATCCGCTGCGACGTAAGTTCCATAACTTCATACCTGTTGGATATAGTGATGGATCAGGTGCATCAGGATCCAGATAATCGCTACTTAACATTTCAACAATGTCGCCTGCATCTGCGGTAGCTCCTGCTGTGCTCCAACGTGCATCTGCAAACAACCATCCATCTGGAGTTGTTTGATCTGCCGTATCTTGTAATACCCACTTGCCGCCTGAACGAACATATACGTCTAGACCGTACATATCAATTTCTGATGTGCTAATCCAAATATCGTTGTCAACTAAAGGATCGCCATTACTTTGAGTAGTTGGAGCAAGTGCTGCAACCTGAGGACCTGCTGGATCTGTTAAAGGATATGCATTTAGGTAGCCTACCCATGTGCTGCCGTTGTGGGCCATAACATCTACTTCATCAACAACACTGCTATACCATAACTGTCCGTCAACCGGATCAGTAAATGGAGTGCTTGCTTTAGATTCGTAAACTAAAGGCTTCCAGTTACTTGCAAAGAAAGAGTATGCTGATGATGAATAAACTGGTTTAGCATATAAATTACGTGTACCGCTTTCTACGCCTGCTTCGCTTCTTGCCCATGCGCTCATTCCTAAGAATGCTGTTAATGGGGAACCAAGTCCGTTAGTTAAGATCATCTGTCCGCCTAAACTATGTTGAATTGTTAGGCTAGTTGCGTTACCGCTTGAATCATAACTTGC